TCGTCGCGTCGACTTCCTTGAAGCCGCCCGACGTGAACGTGCCGACCGTCATCGTCACCAGGGAGACGGCCACGGCCGACGCGGCGCGGTTCCGGTGGTAGTAGCAGGTCAGCCCAGAGGTGTTGTGCACGAGCCCCGTCAGGCCACGCCCGTCGGTCTCCGACGTGTCCAGAATGAACACCTCGCAGATGCGCGACGTCTCGCCGGGAGGGACGACGTACTTGGCCATAGGGTCGTCAGACGGCCGTCGTGAGCTGAACTTCGAGCGCGAGCGGCGCCATGTCCGCCGCGCCTTTCAGGAGCACCGAGACGCTCTTGGCCCCAGATGCGAACGCGGCATCGGGGAGGCAGAGCTGATAGCACCCTGGCATGTTGGCGCTGCTGATCTCCTTGAACCCGGAAGACGTGAAGGTGCCGACGGTCATGGTGACGAGGGTCACCGCGACCGCCGCGGCGGCCGTGTCGCGGTGGTAATAGGCCGTGAGGCTGGCGGAGTTGTGGACGAGGCCGGCGAGGCCGCGCCCATCCGTCTGTGTGCTGTCCTGGATGAAGACGTCGAGGATGACCGACGTCGTCCCTGGTGGAATCGTTCGTTTAGCCATTTCGGTTTCTATGCCCTCATGCCGCCGCTCAGTTCAGCCATCCGCCCCGTCATGCCGGGATGCACGAGCATTGGCCTCGGCACGGCGGTCGGCGTGTAGGCCAGCAAGGCCGGCACCCAATTCGCGGTGTCGGTTCCGCCCTTCCGTATCCGCACAGACACGCGCTCTCCGGCGGCAATCGGCAGAAAGGCCGGGAGCATCGCAATTTGAATGTTCCCGCCGTTGTTCTCGTTCTTGCTACTCCGCAGGGTCGTCACGACCACTTCGCTCGACGACGCGCCCACACCGATGTCCCATTCCAAGTGAAGGTTGTTCGGACCTCCACCGATCCCCCAGGTGAGCCCGTAGACATCGATCGAATCAGCGAGGGAGGCGGACAGTTCTAGCCACGCGGAGGGCGCCCAGTCCGTGCCGCTGCCGGCGAGATTTGAGGCCGAGGCGGCGTTCGGCAGACACGTCGGTGTCCCACTGTGGACGTTGTCGCTGTCGAGATTCTCAACGTAGTGGAGGAGCACATGGTAGGTGCCAGTAGTGCCGTTCTCCGCCACGCGGAAGACCAGTCGCGACCCGGAAGGAATCAAGAGGGCGGCAGGCAGGGCATAGACCTGCGGCAGATCATCAGTACCGCTATTCGTCAGATGAAATCGGAAGGTACCGATGGGGACTTCAGACGAGACAGCGCCAATCCCTACCTGCACCTGAAATTGGCCCGCGCTGAGTTGCCCGAACCCCAAGGCCACAAGATACAGGTCCGTACTGGCGGATGCGACGCGCTCGACCCAGGCCCCATACGTCCACGATGGCGATCCAACGGTGGCGGGTGTCGAGCCCGATGACGCATTTGAGGGGAAATTCTTCGTCGGGAGCGTCGTGGTCCGCGCCATTAGAGAGGCTTCTCCCGGTAACTCAGACTGATGACCGGCGTGTTCCCGATCGCCGAGCACCGACCACGCACCGCCACGCGCACGCCGTTGCCGATGGCATCCAAGGGGAATGCGAGCGGAAAGATGCACATCCCGCTGCCAGCGCCAGCCCCGTGCCCGCGAAATGTCGTGACGACGGTTTCTGCACCGCCGGCTCCAACGCCAAGATCTACTTCGACTTCAACATTGCCTCCTTGGAACACCATTGCCCCGTCGACCACCCACGCAGCCGACGTCGCCGCTGTGAGTTGGACCCACGACCCGTTATCCCAGGGTGTGGTGAAGGGCGTCGGTGCTCCCAGCGCGTTAGCCGCCGATGGAATGACCTTGATCGGCTGCGCGGACACCTGCAGATTTCCCACGATCGGCTTCTCGTAGTACTGCGCGGCAACGAAGTAGTTGGAGGTGGCGGTAGTGGAGACGCGGATGCGGGCCGAGAGGCGATCCCCGCTGGAGATGGCATCGACCGGAATCGGAAAGACCCACCGGATATTGACGTAATTGGTTGAAGCTCCAGGGCCGCCTCGCTGGTCGCCCTTGACGGTGGCAATGACGGTTTCGCTCGCGGCCGCACCCGTCGCAATGTCGACTTCCAGTTCCAGATTGTCTGAATTGGCCGTGCGAATCACCACGCCCGTGAGCACGGAGTCTTCAGCCGCGCTCGCTTCCAACGTGACGTAATTCCCCGACACCCACGCCGTGCCGTTGGGGACGATGGTGATTCCATCGGCGCCGGGAGGCCAGACCTTCTGAGGATTGCTCGTCCACTGGATGGGCATCGTGTCCTCTACGTCAGCACGCCGCGCGCCTGGAGCAGGCTCGGCAGGCGGTCGTACGCCACTTCCGCCAGCACGCGACCATTCACGATCAACTGCGCGGGTATCACTACCGGCGCCTGGACGCTCGCCCCGCTCACGCTGAACGTTCGCGCCGCCGCCGCGCCGAACACCGCAAAGGAGCCACCACGATCACCGCCGGTTGGTGGCGGTGGTGGTGGCGGCGGCGTGATGATGCCTCCCCCGCCACCCCCACCAGGCCGAGGCGGGCTGACGATGATGCCGATCGCCTTGATGTACTCGCTCAGGATGTTGGCGATCATGCTGACGACAGTGCTCACGACGGCCTCTTTGATCGCGTCCCAGATCGCCTTCATGCCTTCTTTGAACGACGTCTGGCCCAGCAGCATGTCGGTGAGCGCTTGCTCGAAGGTCCGCTTGACGTCTCCGATCCGCTCACTGATCCCGTCTCGGACCTCGCCCCAGATGTCGAGAACCTTGTCCTTCCACCCGCCGGCCTCGATGCGCATGTCGTCGAGCGTCTGCGCGAAGTTTCGCCCGAGCTCCCGGAGATTGACGTCGCTGTTCAGTTCGTTGAAGGCGGACGCGACCGCGCCCGTGGCCTCTTCCGCCGGCTGCACCATGTACTCTTGGAGGCGCCCGAACCAGTCGCCGATGCCTTCCACTAGGTCCACGACGTAGGACGAGCCGACGACCTTGTCGTACATGTCCTTGAAGAACCCGGTGACCGCGTCGATCTTCGATTTGATGCCGGCGACAATGGCGTCGAACCGATCGACCAGCCACTGCTTAACGCCGGTGTACAGCTGCTCAGCGGCCGCGATCGCGCGGTCCTTCACGCTGGTGAAGAACGTCACGATCGGATCGATGATGGTCTTGACGGCCGTCACGATCGCGCGGAGCTTGGCGCCGAAGTAGTCCGTCAGCTGACGGAACAGGTCGCTGACCTTCTCGATCACCATCCGCGCCATCTCGACGTGGTAGGTGTAAATCAGAGTGATGATCGCCTTCGTGGCTTCGAAGATCGACCGCAGCTTCGGCCCCAGCCACTCGGTCAGGTCGCCGATCCACTCCGAGACCTTCCCGACGATGAGCCCGAGCACCGTCCCGACGGCCGCGTTGTGCGCGTCCCAGTACCCCTTCACCGTTGTCAACGCACTGCTGACGCCGCTCTTCACCGTCTCGAACTTGTCCACGAGGAAGGTCTTCGTGGTCGCGGCGGTCTCGGTGACGACGGCCGTCACGCCGCCCATGAACCCGTCCCAATACCCCTTGATCGTGGTGAGGATGCCGGCGATCGCCCCGACGATGGCTTCGAACTTGTCCCAGAGGTACTCTTTGACGGTGGTGTAGACGGCGCTGACGACGGCCTTGATGTCGTCGCCCCACTTATACCAAATCAACCCGAGGCCCACGACGGCCGCCACGACCAGGCCAATCGGCGACAGCAGCAGCCCAAGGGCCGGCACCAGGGCGGTCCCGATCGTACCGGCGAGGCCCACCAGCGACGGCCAAAGGGTCGCGATCGCCGGAATGAGCGGCGCGATCGTGCTCGCCACCGTGCCGAACATCGCCCCGAGCGCCACGACATCAGGGCCGACGGCCGCCACGACGCTCCCGAGCAGGTTCCCGAGCTGCGCCTGGAGATTGGCCTTAGCGGCGTCGATCCGATCGCCGGCATCGTCGAGCGCCGTGACCGTCTGCTCCGTCATCACGGTCGCGCTGGCGCCGACCTCGCGCATGTTGGACGAGAGCGTCGGCAACAGCTCGATCCCGGCCTTGCCGAACAGCTGCGCGGCGATCTGCGTCTGCTTGAACTTGTCCTCCATCGGGCCGAGCGCGTCGCCGATCTTCAGCAACGCGTCTTCCGGCTTCATGCCGCGGAGCTCGTCGAACGACAACCCGAGCGCCTCGATCGCGGCCTTCGTCGAATCCGACCCGCCGGCGAGCGTCTTCCCCATCGTGCTCGCGGCGCGGGCGATCTTCTCCATCGAAGACCCGCTCTGCTCGGCGGCAAACCCGAGCCGCTGCAGCGCCTCGATCGACACCCCTGTCTGCGATGACAAGTCGGCGAGCTTGCCGGCGTCCTCGGCCAGGCCCTTCAGGGCCTGCGTGCCGCCCATCTGGGACCACGCGTTGCGCACGGTGCCGAGCACCTGGCCGACCGTCGTCCCGAGGTTGCTCAGGGAGCCCTGCACGCCCTGGAAGGCCTCCTGGCTGATGTCTCGGCCGCGCAGAACGATGTCGACGTTCTGTTCAGACATGGCGGCGCTCGGCTTCCTGTTCCTGGTGCCGGCGGAACTCGCGCACGAGGCGCTCGTTCACGGTCGCCCGGACGACGTCCAGGGCCTCGAGCGTCCACGCGTCCTGGTCGAGCACGCCGCCGGCGGCCGGGAGTGCGACGCGCACATACTGCGGGAGCCCAGAGGGTGCGAAGGTGATGTCGTGGGTCAGGCGAAACAGCTGCAGGAGTGCCTCCACCTCCGGCAACAGCGATCGCACCGGGCAGACGCGCACGACGAGGTCGCCGCCGTCGTTCCACACGATGTGGCGCTGCGGTGTGCCGTCACAGCCGCGCGACGTCGAGAGCCCTCGCACGAGGCAGGCGCCGCACGAGGCGCCCGTCTGAACCCACTCCGCCGCGCTCCCGCGGCGCTGGTCCGACAGCCAGGCCGTGAACCGGACCGCGACGCGGAGGTCCTGCCGCGTCGGCCGTGGCCCGTCGTCCGTGACGCTCTGCGCGGTCATGGCGCCGCGGCGCACGGCCTGGAGCACGTCCTGGCGGCCACACAGCCTGATGAGCAGCTCGCGCCCGTCTGTGATGGGGCGCCCGTCGAATGGCACATCACCAGGCGCGACCGACACCAGCGGGCCCACGACGTCGATATAGGCGAGCAGCCGCGGGCCGGTCAGCATCGCGCCGGGCCCGGGCTGCGGGCCGAGCGCCGCGAGCTGCTGGGCCGTGCGCACCGTGTACGGCGCGACCGTGAGCCTGACGGGCTCCTTGTCGATCGGGACGATGACCGTCCGTGTCGTCATCGGGCTCGCTTTCGTCCGCCCGCGACGGCCTGCAGTGGCGCGGGCATCGGGGCGTCGTGACGCTGCGCCGCGGCGAGCTGCTGCTTCTGCTCCGCGGTGCACGCGTTCTCGACGAGGATCGCCTGGACGACGCGCGCCAGGAGATCCGTCCGAGCGGCGAAGATGCGCAAGAACTGCGCGCCCGTTCGCACCTCGGCGCCGTCGAACTTGAGCTCTCCGGGTTCCACGGTCACGAAGTCGGTGAGGCACCGCGTTACGAAGGCCTGGTCGCCGGCGTAGGCCTCAGCTGATCGGTCGTTGGGCTGCGCCTGTTCCATGCGAGCCATCTCGGCTTTCAGCCAGGTGACCTCGTCGGGCTCCAGGCGTTTCAGCGCGAGCGTGACGATCGCGCCGTCGATCGGCAGGGGCAGGGGAAACGTGCTGAAGAGAACGAGCGGCATACTGGCACTCCTCCGGGTGATGGAAGGGAACAGCGAACGAACCGAATCACCTGAGGATGCGCGCGCGATGTGTGACGTCAGCCGGTCGCAGGGTAGCTACAGCCGACGGCAGTGCGGGCGCCGAATGTGTGACCGAAACCGTCTACGCGATCAGGAGCTTGAACTCGTCGTTGCCGGTCGTCGTGCCGAGCAACTGCCCGGCGTACTCTTCCTGATAGTCTTCGACGCTGCCCAGATCGTGCGCGGGCGGCACGTCAATCTGCCACTTGGGGAAATAGACCCCGATGATCTGGCCTTCCGTCAGGCCCGTCTGCAGCAGACCCGCCATCTCGGTCCGCACCGTGGCGGCGTCCAGGAGCGTCGAATCATCCGACGCCTGGGTCGTGACCGAGAAGCGCGCCGTCCGGAATTGCGACTTCCGGAACGCGCCCTGCGGCGTCGACGTCCCATACGCGTTGTTTTGCAGGGCGTGCCCATTCATCAGCTCGAGCTTCGCCTTCACGAACTCCTCGGCGGCGGTCCCGATCCGCAGCGATCCGGTGAGGCCCGAGGGAATCGCCGTGCCGGCCGTCGTGAACGCCCCCGGCTCGCTCTGCACGCTCACGCCCTTCAGGCGCGTCTTTGCCGGGCCCGACACTTCCCAGACGATCTCGCCGTTGCTGTCGAATTCCAGGGTCAGCTTGTCGAGGATCCAGCCGTTGACCTCGTACTTCCGGTTGATCCCGAAGGCCGCCATCGTGTGCGACGTCGGCACGTTCAGATCGGCGAGCGTGTAGACGAGGCAGCTTTTCACGGTGTCGCCGGTGGTCGGCGCGGCGCTCAGCGCCGGGGCGACCGTGATCTCGTCGGTGGCCTTGTTCGTGATGACGCGCACCTGGCGCCCGCCGCTCGTCGCGTTCACGAGGATGGCGCCGCCGACCACGAGACCCGTCGTGCTGGCGAGCGTGAAGACCGTCGACGTCGGCGACGGCGACGCGGACACCGTCGTCGACAGGACGACGTTCGTCTTCGAGCCGATCACGTCGGTCAGGATCGCGTCATGGTCCGGGATCGTGTTGATCGTGCCAGACGGCCAGAACTCCCCGCGCAGCACGGCCTCGGCCGTCTCGCGGCGCACACGGCGCTCGGTCAGCGTCGCACTCCGGAACCGCGTCGGCGCGTTCTGAAAGTTGTTCGGGTTGTGCGAGAGACTGCCGCCGATGTGCCGGATCGCGTCGGCTGAGGCCAGCGTCGCCGCCGTGCCGTACGCGCCCTCGGCGGCATCGTAGGTGCGAAAATTGCGTCCGAGTTCCCATACGCTCATACGGCTGCTCCTTCATCAGGACTGGCGTCCGACGTCGTTCGGCGGCGGCTCTTCGTCGGCGCCCCCGCTGGCTCGAACAGGTGCGCGTACTTCTCGCCGATGGCGTCGCCCCAGGTGACAGCGATGCGCTTCTGCTTCGGCGTGTCGTCGTCGTTCGTGCCGGGCACCTCGCGGACGACGTGCCCGGCGACCTCGTCGAAGTCCACGACCGACCCATCGGCGAACGCCCGGCCGAAGCCCGTGCCGGAGACGGTCAGCCCGCCCGCCTCGCCGCCGCGAAAGACCATCATCTTCATCGGATCGCTCCTATGGCTGTCCGTAGTTCCGCTTGTAGAGGCAGCGCACCCGTGTCCCCACGAAGACGGCGTTGGTGGTCCCGGCGTCGTAGATCACCTCTGCCGGCTGCGTGCGGGCCGAGATCACCAGCGACGGCATCCCGAGGCGCTCATCGACCGCCAGGGCCACCTCGACGTCGTGCGCCAGTTTTTCGCCGGCCGTCACCTTCTTATCCCCGCTGGCACTGCCATCGACGTCCACGCGCCCCAGGACGATGAAGTCGAATGCGTCCTTGATCACGAGCCCGCCCTCGAGGACCCGCTCGCTATTCGGCGACGCCTCGATCACGAACCCGGGCAGATTCGTCGACGGCATGTTCAGCAGCGTCGTCAACACATCCAACTGCACCGAGGCGGCCTTGACCGTGTACCAGTACGTCGAGCCGCCGTTGATCGCGCGGAGCGCCGTCGCGGCCGCCTGCATGATCTGCAGCCGCTTCGGGTCGGCGGCCGGGGCCACTACCCACCCCCCTCACCCAACGGTCGGAGCGCCTCCTCGACGGCGTTCGTCAGGCGGTCGCGCACCAACGGCTCGAGCGCCCGGGCCGCCGGTACGGCAAAGTCGAACGCCCGGATCGCGACGCTGGTCGGGCGCGTGAACAGCACGTCAAACGTCCGGTCGTCATGGATGCCGATGATGGACCGCGGGGTCACAAACCCTCGGCTGTAGCCAAACGCGGCCGGGTTGGCCAGGAACGCCCGCGCACTGAACCGCACGCCCGGTCTCGGCACGGCCAGCCGCGCGGCACGTGAGGCCGTCACCACACCCCCGCGCCGCAGCAGCCCGGCGTACCCAATCCCGGCATAGGCCTCAACAGCGACGCCGTCCGACGTCTCGACCAGGCGCGAGCGGATCGAGTCACTCAACCGTCCGGAGCGGCGTTGCAGCGTGCGGCCCTGGAGCTGCTCGCGCAGCGCGCGTTCCGCGTCCGGCTGGAGGGACCGCATGGCCTTGCGCCATGAGGCCTGCAGCCGCACGGCCGCATCTCGCAGGCGGTCCGCCACCTCGCGCGCGTTGGTCGTGATCTCCAGGTCCATGTCAGCCCAACCCTCGGCGACGCCACTGGTTGAGGACGTCCCAGATCACCGGCGGCCAGGCCGAACGCGGCGTGTAGTGGTGCCCCTGGACGCTCATCGTGCTCGAGGCGCCGGCGCCGGCATCGTCGATCTGGAATTCAATCCGCACCATCTGGAGGCCGATCCGGTAGATGTCTCGCGGAATCGTCGACACGCCCTGGGCGCCGTAGCCCGCCTGGTACGTGACCGCGACATTCCCGAATCCCCTGGTGAACACGTCGCCATTCAGGAGTCGGAGCCGGCCGCGGTCGGCCACCAGGGTGTAGGCCGTGGATCCGATCGTCTCTGGCGCCTGGCCTTCGGCGCGCGTGATCGTCAGCGACGTCACCCCTCCGACCACGGGGGCATGGAGCAGCTCGAGCAGGGGACAGCCATCGCCATCCAGGATCTCGCTCACGGCGCGCGTAACGAACTGGCGGCCGGTGTAGCGCTCGATGTACGCACTCATCGCATCGGCGATTTCCTCGATCCGGAGGTCGCGGCCGGTCTCGGCCGCAGGCACGCCGAGCGCCGCCTTGACCACCGGTAATGACCAGATCGTGTTGACGTGCGTGGCCATGATGGGCGCTCACGCGGAACGCGTCTGCGCCGGTGGCAGCGCGGCCGCGTCTGGCCCCTCGTCCTTGACCACTTCCGCGCGGGCGGTCCCATCCGGACGCACCTTCAGCCAGGCGCGCATCTCAGGGGTCAGCTTCGTGACCTCGATCACCTGGCCCCGCAGAAACGGATAGCCGGGCTGCATGGATTCCGTCGCTTCAAGGAACCGGATCCGCATGGTCGTTACGCCTTCGCCGCGCGCGCGGTGGCCTTCGCCTTGGGCGGCTCCTCGGCCGGGGCGGCCGAAGCATCGCGCTTGACCTCGATCCCGTTCCCGCGCACGTCGCCCCCGGCGGCCGCGCAGGCATCCACCAGTGCCTGCGCTTTCGCGGAGAGGGTCTCGACGGTAGCGTCATCGGCCGCGACGACGATGTTCAGGTCCGCCTTGAACCGCGCCACGATTACGCCGTCCCTTCCGCCGGACTCACGAGACGTACCACGCTGGTGTTCGTGGGCTGGGTCACGTTCCCCGTGCGCCCGCGGTACTTGATGACGACCAGCGTGTCGATCGTGGTCGTCGTGCCACGAGTCACCCGGAACTTGATGAACCGCTTCTGTGGCCGCTTGATCTCCAACACGAACGGCGTCGCGCTGGCACTGTCCCCGACCTTCGATCCGGCAATGTCGGCGTAGCTGCCGCCCGTCGCATCATCCTGACGCGCGCGCAGATTGTTGTTCGTGGCGATCGATCCGACCTTGCAGATACAAATCACCCCATCCCAGCCAGCCATGTCGACGGCTGCTGAATCGATCGCCGACGTGCCGGTCACCGTGGGCGCTTCCGCCGTGATGTGACTGTCTTCGCTGATGACGCCTCGCATGGATGCCTCCCCGTGTCGTGACTGAAGTGTGGGCGCTGCCCGCGTGAGCAGCGCCCGTGCCTCTAGTGCCCAGGCGTCTAGCCCTGGAGGTGATGCTTGACCGGGTCGGTGCCGGCGTCGAGCAGATCGCCGTCGTGACGGCTGAACGCCAGGAACGCCACCTGGTGGTACTCGGCGAAGCGCTCGTCGAGCCGGAGCAGCGTGACGTCGCGCACGTCGCGGATCAGGTACTTGCTCAGGTCGCCGAAGAGGATCGACTTGACGGTCGTCGCCGGCGCCGTCATCGACTGGTTGATCGTGTAGGGGTAGCCGAAGATCGTGTCCGGCGCCCCCGCGACCATGCCCGGCTGCCAGAGCGGCGCGCCGGCGGTATCACCCGAGTACTGCGGGATGAGGATCTTGCGCAGCATCTTCAGCCCCGCATCCGAGGTCATGAAGCGGGCGTTGGTGCGATACGCCGGGTCGATTGAGTGGACCAGGTCCATCATGAAGCTGAACGTGGTCGTGGCCGTGAGCGAGGTCGCCGTCACGCCCAGCGACGAGGCCGTGACGATCCCGTTCGGCTTGCTCGAGTTGTCTCCGGTCGTGAAGTGGTCGTTGGTGATCCGCCCGATGCGCTCGCCCAGCGCGCGCCCGATGAACTCGGCGACGTTGATCGAACTGTCCTGCAGGAACTCCACGCTGACCAGCACGTACTTGCTGGAGTACTTGAAGGCGTTCAGCACGAGCTGGCCAAACGTGATCCCCTGTTCGGACGCGGCGGTGTTCTCCGACAGGATCACGCCCTTGTTTGACGTGTCGTCGGAGGTCGGGATGGGCAGGTCCGCGCCCGAGTCGGTCCGGATGATCGTCGCCACCTGGCGCATGCCGCCGAAGGCGAGCAGGGAGACTTCCAGCGCGCGCATCGCTTCGTCTGGCACGGTGTACCCGCCGACGCTTCCGGAGGTCGTCCCGATCGCGGCCCGCTCTTCCCAGGCCTTCATGTCGTCGGCCCGGAGCGACTTCGGCGCCACGCGCGGCAGCTTGAACGTCAACGCGCGCTGGTCGAGATTGAGCCCGCACCGACCGGCGGCCTCGCGCATTTCCGTCGTGCGCTCGATGTCGCTGCCCGCGAGCAGCCAAGAGCGCATCGCGTGCAGCCGATCATCGGAGGTCATCCGGTGACTGTGTGGGTTGGGATTGCCGCGGTTCTCGATGGGGGTGGGGTCCGAGCGTCGACCGGTCGACTGCTCCAGGCTGGCGAGCACGTCGGCCTGCTTCTCTTCGCGCTCGATCTGCTTGGCGAGCTTCTCGATGTCGACGTGGATCTCGTCGAACTTCTTCTCTTCGTCAGGATGTAGCGCGGATCGGTTTTCCGCGCGGGCTTTGGCGAGAATCTCCTCGGCCAGGTCCGCGAGCCGCTTGCGCTCGGTGCGAAGTTCCTGAATCGTCATGGGCCTGTTCCCTTTCAAGCTCGCCGTGGGAACGGCCCGACCAATTCACACCAAAGGAAAAGGGCGCAGCCCACAGGCGAATCGTGTTCGCCACGTGAGCAGCGCCCTTCCCAGAGGGACGCGGCCTCACAGTTATCGCCGGCCCAGGGGACGGAACCCAGTCCGTCTCCGGGGCGGGCTCTTAGCTCGGCTAGCGTCGCATGACTTCAGCCCTTCGCTGAATTTTGAGATACGAAATTCAAGCGGTCACGAATGACGTCGGAGAGATCCCGGTGTTGCCGCAAGGCGGTGCGAGACAGCTCGTCGTGCGTGGCCTTGGGCAGGCGCACCGACACGATCGCATCGAATTCGCGCGGGCGCCCTACCGGGCGAGTTGGGTCTTGTGCCATCGCTGCCACCAGTCCAGCGACCGTCGCGGCGCGCGCGTCGCCTGAAACGCTGTGAGGGACCGGACCGCCACGGCCACATCGGTCTGCGGGTACGCCGGGAAACTGACCACCGAGACTTCCCGGATCTCCATGTCGAGGACCTCGCGCACGGCCTCTCCGTCCTCCATGTGCCAATCGTCCTCGAGGGTTCGGAACGCGAAGGACATGCCCGAGATGTCGCCGCGGCTCACCGATTCGAGGAGGTCGCGCGCCACCGTGGTGTTCGGAGGGTCGATCGTCGCCTTCAGGCCGTGGCCATCTTTCCGCAGGTCCAATGTCCCGGCGCGCGTCCGGCCGATGATCTTCGACGGGTCGTGGTCCACGAGCGCCCGCACATCGAGCGCCTCCTTGAGCGTCCGCGTGACGGCCTCCGGGAGAATCCGCTCCCGAAACCCGCCCAGATCCAGCGAGAGCTTGTTGAACACGATCGCGTACCCGCGGAGCTTGCGATCCTCGGTCAGATCCGCGCGCAGCTCGCCCAGGGAAACGCGCCGCTCGAGACCGTCACCGGCCAGTGGTCCGGACATAGCTCACCGCCTCCTGTAAGACCCGATCGGCTATCTGGTCGGCGCGTTCCCCTTCCCAGCGGCGTAACACCGTCTCCAACGATTCATTGACGGTGCCGACGTCGACGTCCAGGACCACGGTCAATTGCCGCCGGGAGTCCTCGACGTGCTGGGTTGCCATCGTGGCGGCCATCTGGACGGGATCGGCGTCGGATTGCATCCACGCCAGGTGCGCGCGCAGCGCCGGCAGGAACGCCATCCGGCAAACGTCCTCGTGCACGGGATAGAACGTCTCGATCCAGCGGCGCAGTTTTTCGGGCGTGGCCTGGGCCCGCCGCGCACGGTCGGCTTCGATGCGCAGCAGGCGGCCGGCGGCATCGACGAACAGCGCCCGGTGTGCCGCGATGACGGCGGTCAGGCGGGCGGCCTCTGTGGCGCGCTGGGCGTCGAGCGCTGCGGCCAGGCGCGACCGCTCCGTCTCCGCGGCCTGGGCCGCCTGGGCCGCCGCCGCCGACAGAGCGGTCTGGTGCGCAGCCACCGCCACGGCGCGCGACGCCGCCTCGGCCTCGGCGGTCAGGCGGGCCGTTTCGGCGAGCGCGGCCCCCGCCTGGCGCTCCCGCTCGACCTCCGCCCGGGCCTCGAGGAGCTGCGCAGCCGCGTCCGTGGCGCGCGCCTCCACAGCGGCCAGGGTCAACGCCCGGGCCTCCACGTCTCGCGCCACCGCCGCGAGGTGGGGCTCGACAGCCTCGGAGACGCGGGACGGCAAGGCCTCCAGGTGCGCCTGCTGCGCGGTGACCGCGGCCTGCAGGTCTGTCCGGAGGGAGATGTCGACGCGGGTGACGGCCTCGTC